GTTCCTGGTTACGCCCAGTTTGGGCCGAGGTCGATCACCGGCTCGATGGCGGCAAACTCGACGACGAGACTGTGGGTTATTCCTTCTTCGTCGACCCCAGGAGTTGCATTGAAGAACACGGGTTCATCAGCCCAGATCATGAGGAACGCCCGCTTGAGGGGCTCTGGCACGTAAGCTCCGGCATCGACGAGATCGTTGAGGAAGACCTCTTCGGTGAGGTCGCCGCTTGCGCCGTTCAACCGGTCGTACTTCACGTGGGGGTGCGCCTCCGCTTCAACTCGGCGGCACGTCTCAACGAGATCCATCATTGAACCCCACCTCCTTGATCTCTCCCTCGGCATCGACTTCTCGGACGTTGTCGCCTCGAAGCGGATAGACGCTAGTTATTTTCAGATCATACGCGCTGCCAGGTTTTTCGTCTGCGACCTGAACCGCCAGGTCGAGCCTGTTCCCGTTTGGATCGATAACCTCCTTGATCAAAACCAGCCCGTACCTTCCGTTTTCCTTTACGGCATCTGGATCACGGAGGACAGCGTGAACTCCGTCTGGGCTATCTAGCCAGGAGTCGAGGACTTGCTCGGGCATCTCTGGGAAGAACGTCTTTCGCCCACGGCTTACCTGTGCCGAACCCTGTCGAACAAGCGCCGCTATCTTGCCCGCATGTCGGGCATCATGGCCACCTCGGATCGACTTTCCTCGTAGTTTCCAGTCATGGATATGTCGGAATGGGATAGAACGATCCAGTTTCCGAACATCTGATTTCCATCGGAGGACTGCCTTGGCGTTTACATCCGTGGGCTTTCCGCCGGAGGCAGAACGCCGTTTGTTGATCAAGGCGTTAAACTCGCTCTCGCTTCCTGCCTTCCTCCAGAGCTTTTGCAGATCCCGGTTGATCTTCGGTAACTGCGAATCGTCCTTGACTTCGATGCCTACACACCGGCAGTTGTCGTGGAACCTCGCCAGGCCTACAACCGACTCATGCGAGTACGCCGCACCCCTGGACGCGAGCATCAGACAGAACGTGCATGCCCCGGGTTCAGGAATGCGGGCGAATCCTGTTCCTGCCTTCAAGATCGCTCGGGTTTTCGTATCGTGCGCAGGCTGCGCAACCAGGCGCACCAGCACCCCGTCGAGCTTTCTCTTCGCGGCAGCCATCAGCGCTGGGTCGAAGTTTCGCCGGTACTGCTTCGTCGCCCAGTTGAACCCGGCGCGCGCTTGCTCGTATTCCGCCGGATTCGCTACCTCCGGGAATTCTTCCCCCGCCAGTGCTTCATCGAGCTGCCGGTTGAGGAATAGATGCTCGGCGGCCGCATACGCCGCCTGCTCGCCGTACGTTCGCTGGACGGCGTCAAACGCATCGCGCATGGTGTCCATCCGCACCGGCGGAGCCATCCCATCGGTGTTGGCCCACCACGCGGCCAGATCCTGTTGCGCCAGCATCTGCAGCTGTGCCATGTAGTCCGCGTACTCGTCGTTCGTCGGCACCCCGTCACCTCCGCTCGGCTACAGGCCGGTGGAATCGCCACCAGAGAAGAACGTGTCGAGGTCGACGTCGCCGCGCGGCCGCGGGGGCGCTACTGCACCGTCATCCATCACGCGCCCGGCGGCACCAGCGATCAAGGCAGCGCGTTGCATCGCTTCTCGCTGCCGCAACTCCTGCTTCATGACCCGCTGCTCATCCGGGGTGAAGCCGACGCGGTCCCAGATGGCCTGCGACTGCGGCGGTGCGACGCCCGCGTGCACTGCCTTGACCATCGCGTCCATCGTCGCCGCCAGCGTCGGCGTCGCCGGGTTCGACCACTTCATACGCGAATGCTCGACCTCGGCGACACGGAGCCCGTCGCGGCCGGCGCGCGCCAACCGGCCGACCTCGGCCCACGAGCGGCCGAACTGCGTCTGCCGGCGCTCCGCACGCTTGACGAGGCGGGCCTCCATCGCGCGGATCGCGTCGGCCGAGGCGGCCTGATCCGTGTTGAGCCCCAGGTACGTCGCGGGGATCGCCGCCTCTGCGGCGAGCATGCGCGCCAGGCCCTGGATCTGATCCAGGTACGGGCCCGGGCTCATCGGGTCGAACTGGTCGAGCTTCGGCTGCTGGTCGCCGTCCTCCGCCCCCGGAATCGCCCAGATGCGGCCGGTGACGGTCTCCCACGACGACTTCGGCATCCCGTCGGCTCCGACGAACTGGTCCTCGGTCGCGCCGACGATCCAGCGCTGCGGCGCCGAGAAGAATTCACGGTTGACGTCCATCGCGGTCAACGCGCGCACCGCCGAGCCGGTGTAGCGGCGCACGGCGGCGGTGATCTCCGACTTGCCCCCGCGGTTGCCGACGCGGGGACGGTTGACGAACGCGACCATCGGGATCTGCCCGAGGTTGTGGGCGATGCGGTCGACGATCTGCCACGGCTGGTTGTCCTCGTCACGGCGAGCTTCGACGATCTCGGTGGGCGTCCACAGCTCGACCCGCGTGACGTCGCCCTTCTCGTTGGTGTACTGCGTCAGAGCGTCGTCCAGGCGGCCGGTGCGCTGGTTGAACGTGCCGGTGGTGTTCTTCGCGTCGTGTCCACGGATGAGCTGCTCCGGCTCCCCATCACGGCCGGCGGTGACCGACACGAACGAGCAACCGTAGATCAGCGCGTCCAGGTGAATCTGCGAGGCCTCCACGTCGAGGGCATTGTCGCGGTAGATCCCGGAAAGCTCATCGTCGTCCCAGCCGAGCACATCCAGTCGTTCCTCGAGGACGTCGACGGCCGTGCCCGGCCATCCGGCGATCATCCGCAGTTCCTTGGCTTTCTCCGGCAGGCCGATGCCGAGGAACTTCGTCGTGAAGCTGCCGTCGTAGTACGCCTCGTGCATCAGGTTCGCGTCCTGATGGCCGGACAGCTTCGCCAGCAGGCGCTTGACGGTGCGCTGTTCCTCATCGGTGAATGCGTCGAGGTTCACCAGACCACCACCTTTCGCTTCGCGCGCACCGGACGGACCGGGCGCTTGGCCTTGGTGTACGTGCGGCCGGTGTAGGCCAGCGTCGCGGCCACCAGCGGCGTGATGTCGGCGTCGGCATTGGCGCGGTTCCAGGCCCACGCGTCGCCGAGCTTGCGTTTCCGGGCCGCCGCGGCGGCCAAGTTCAAGTGGACCTGGTCGACGTGACGCAGGTCGTGGCTCATCACCGCGTCGTAGAACTGCGCGGTGGCGGCCGCCATGATGTGCGAGCCGGTCTTGGAGATCTTGATGCCCTCGGCCTCCAACGGGTCGATCAACGACCCCGCCGGCGACAGCACGTCGATCATCACCGCCCGGACGTCCTGCTTCTCCAGGATCGCTTTGAGCCTCGGAGCAACCCATTCCGGCGACCCGCGACGGTTCTCGATGACGTCGACCCAGACGTGACCGTCGACGGTCATTCCGCACGCGGCGATCGACGCCGAGTCGCGACCCGGCGCGATGTCGATGGCCAGGGCGACGGCGTCGCCGTCGTCGATGAGGTTCGGGTCGGCGCAGGCCTGCCAGTCTTCCAGGGGGAGGACGCGGGCGGTGCGTTCCTGCTCCCACATGCCCAGGCGTTCGCGTCGGAAGGACGCGTCGGCCATGGAGGCGCGTTCGGCGCGGACGGTTTCGATGTCCATTCGCACGCCGAGGGCGGGGTTGGCCTGGTACCAGAGGTTCTCGTCGTCGGCGTCGATGGCGGAGCCGTCTTCCGGGGTGAGCACGGACCATTCGGCCCACCAGAGGGTGGAGTCGGAGCCTTCGTGGGCTTCGTCGTGCATTCGGCGGAAGACCTCGCCGTTGATGTCGGTGGGCTCGGGCGGGGTGCCGGTCATGATGATCTGCGGGTCGCCGGCGGGGCCGGCGGAGATCGTGGGCAGCAGCGCTTCGAGTGCTTCGTCCTTGAGCTCCTGTGCTTCGTCGAGGACGAGCGTGTCGACGGAGTAGCCGCGGCCGGAAGACTTCGACCGGGCGATGAACTCGCAGGAGCCGCCGTTGTGGAGCAGGATCGCTTCCTGGCCATTGACCTTGCGGATGGTCTTGACCATCGCGCGGAGCTCGTCGTTTTCCTCGAAGAAGGCGACGAGGCGGATGAACGCCTTTCGCGATGTTTTCACCTCGTGGGCGCTGTGGAGGATGCGGCGGCCCAGCAGCGTCATTTGGCCGAGCTCGATGATCTCCAGGCCGCCGTTCTTGCCGTTCTGTCGCGGCACGGACAGCCCGGCGCGCTTGGCGGCCAGGAGCCCGTCGGCGCCGCGGGCGTTTATGCCGGTGACGACGCCTTCCTGCCATTCGTCGGCGGTGAGCCCGAATGCGGCGGCGAGGTCGATGGCGTCTTCGGCGTCGTAGATGTCGGTGGCGTCGCCGGCGGGCTTTCGCAGGAAGCTAGGCCGTTGACTGCCTACGCGCTTCACGTGCGGCTCGGCGCTCAGCGATTTGGTCAAGTGCGCCACCTCCGTTCGGCTTGCCCGCGGGCTTGGCGGGCTCGGTGCGGTCGATGACGTCGACGAGGCGCGCGCTGAGGGATGCCAAGGCGCGGGGGTCGTAGCAGTAGTCGATTTCCTTGGCCAGGCGGTCGCGCAGGGCGGCGAGGATGGCCGCGCGGTCGCCGGTAGCGGCTGCCTCTGCGACGGCGGAGCGCGGCCGGGCCGGGCCTTCGTCGCCGGTGTTCGTCTCTTCGACATCGTCTTGCGCCGTCGTGGGGCGCGGTGGCGCCGGCGGGTCGGGCTTCGGGTAGCGGTCGGGGTGCCGCTGGGCTCGCTTCTTGCAGCGGCCAGAGCAGTAGAGGCGCTGGCGGCCGGCGAGTTCCTCGCCGCAGACGATGCATTCCAGGTGCGGCTCGTTCATGTGAATCACCGTCCCTACCTGGCGTTATGCCCCTTTTCAGTCCCCGCAGTGCCCAGGGCGCGGGGAGGTATCGCAGCAATGCCGTGCCCTTCGGCTTGGCCGGGGACCGACGGGGTCTCTCCCCTCCCCACCTTCCCATTGTCGCTGGTCAGGGTCTTTTTACTGCCGGTCACCAGGGGCGGACATGCCGTCGCTTCTTCGGCGGGCGGTACGCCCCCTTGGCTCCGGCCGAGCTGTTGCAGCCGAGGTGGGCAGGCTGGAGCGGCCCGAGGTTGTGGCCGCCGGCGCCGACGGGATCGATGTGATCCGCGGAGGGCGACATGGGGTCCGGGGCTTTCAGGCTCTTGTCGATCGGCATGTTGCAGAAGACGCACACGAGGTCGTCGCCGGCGAGGATGCGTGCCCGGTTGCGGCGGTATCGCGGATCGCCCGTGCGAGACATGCGCACCACCTCCCTCGGCGGAGCAGTCGAAAAAGCACAAACGCCGCGTGCCCGTTTCCGGGCGTACGCGACGATTAAGCGCAGCGTAGCACAAGAGGTGTAAACCGCTGGTCGCAGTGCTGCACCGTGTCACGGCAACTCCGTCTCGTTCGGCGCCGTCGATCAGCGATGCGCGGCGCGAGCGCGACGCGACGGACAGCGTTGACGCTTGCGACGGCGCGCCGTGACGCGCCGATGCGCGATGGCCGACTGACATCGGATCACGACGCGGTGCAGCGCAGCGGGCAAGGGTCCGCCGAGCGGTCATCATTGCGCAGGCGCGTCGAGCTGCAAGCGCCAGCGCTTGGCGTAGTCGAGCACCTCGGCCAACGAGTACAGCTGCGTGCCGTCGGGCTGGAGCTGGCACGCGATCAGGTTCTCGCGAGCCCACTTGCGAATCGTCGTATGGCTTACCGGCTCGCCGAGAAGGCGCGCCGCCTCGGCTACCTGCCGGGCAGACCCAACCTCCATCCGCAAGCGCCGGCCTTCTTCTGCGGCGCGCGCCCGCGCAGCCGGCGCCATCGTGCCGGCGGCCGCGGGATCGGACGGGGGAACAACCGGTGGGGCTGGGCCGCCAACCGCAGGGGGCGGGTCCACCAGATCAGCCACCCGGCGCGCCACCCGCGCCACCTCCAACGCATGCTCCCGCGCCCACGGCTGCGCGGCGATGTCGAGGACGTAGCGGTGCAGCCACGCCGCCACGCCCGCGAGCTCATTCGTGCCCGGAGTCCCGACCGCGGTGGCGCCCAGGGTCATCACCACCCGAGTGGCCATCCTCGCCAACACCACCCCGGCATCGATCTTCACGTCCAGGACATGAACCACCACCGGCGGCCGCGACCCTCCGCGCTTCGCCGGGCGGCCAGCGTTCGTCCCGGACGCGGGCGTCGACGGCACCAGCATGTCCGAAACCCGCGGGCCCAGGACCTCCAGCGTGTGCAGATCACGGCCCAGCATGTCCTGCTCGACTTCAGTCAAGTAGTTCTCCATCAGCGCCTGCGCTTCCTTCTCGATCTCGAACCCCTGGATCTCTTCCGGGAAGAGGGCATGCGGCGGCCAGGCTCAGCCCAACCCACCACAGGCCCAGCCCCACCCGACCCGACCCGGCCCGTCCCGGACAGTCCAGATCTGTCAGCCCTGCGATCTAGATCCGGGATAGATCCCAGATCTAGATCCGGAGGCGGCGGCGGATCATCCGGCGCCGCGGCCGCCGGCGGCGATGGGGCAGGCCGCGGCAGCTGTGCATCGGTGGGCATGTGCGTGCTCCCGCTGGATGCGAGGTCGCTAGCCCTGGGGTGGATACGGTCGGAGTGCTCGTGCGCCGGCTGGCTGCCGGGTCGATGCTGCATATGCGTGCTCCCGCTGGCGGCGGGGTCGCTAGCCCATTCGGGAATGGCGGCGACGTCGTCGTCCCATTCGGTGGTGGGCTTCGTGCTCCCGCTGGAGGCGAGGTCGCTGCCCTGGTGGTGGGCACCCGGCATGTGCGTGCTCCCGCTGGAGGCGAGGTCGCTAGCCGGGTGCGGCTGCTCTGCGTTCGCCGGCTGGCTGCCGGGTCGCGGTTGAATAGCGGTATCCGACTGGGTGCCGGGTCGCTCCGGGTTGCCCGGCTGGTTGCCGGGTCTCGGGTGCGCGAGGGGCAGCTGCTCCTGGCGCGGGTCTTCGTCCAGGGACAGGCCGAACATCTCGGCCCATCCCTTGCGCGCCCAGAAGGCGCGGGTGCTGTCGGTGTATCGGGGGCGGTTCGGGGCGGGCAGCAACCACAGCCCGGCCGATCCGTTGGCGTCGCCATCGTTGCGCTTCGAGTTGCAGCTGCGGCACGCCACGACCATGTCGTCCGGGCCGAGATCATCGCCCCGGCGCAGATGGTCGTAGGTCGCGCCACGGTTGCCGCGGCGGTCGGCCCACTCGACGGAGACGCCGCACCAACGGCAGCAATCGCCGTCGCGGTGGCGGACGTGCGCGATGAGTTCCTCGTCGCGGTTGTCCCGCTTGCGCTGACGGTCGTTCTCGACCTGCCAGGCCTCCTTGAAATCCACGAACTCCACGTCCTTGAGCAGCTTCCACTGCTCGACGTCGCCACCTTGGTCGATCCTCGTCATCAGCCCGGCGCGTTCGCAGATGCCGATGAGGTGGGATGCGGTGGCGCGGTCGCCGAAGGCGGCCATGATGGCCTCGCCGAATCCGACGACGCCGTCGGTGAGGTGGCCGGCGGTGAGGGTGACCAGGCCCATGTAGAAGCCGTAGGCGGCCGGGGCGTAGACGGGGTGGATGTCTCGGCGCGCGGCGATGGACAGCAGGCGGGGGTTGGTGAGCGCGTCGTCGCTGGACTTGACCCATGGCATCAGGCATCACTCCCGGAACGGGGCTGCCCGACGTGGTGTCGGTCTGCGAGCGGCGGCATCGTGGTCTCCATCTGCTGGTCGTGGCGCGGTGGCTGGGCGGGTGGGGGTTAGGGGTCTCGGCAGTTGCCGGGCTCGCGTGGGGTGGTCATGCGGCGCCCCTCTCGCTGGTGTCGGGGCGGGACAGGCGCGGGAAGCGGCCGAGGGTGCCGTTGAAGCGGTGGCGGTTGTAGCAGTCGTCGCACAGGCCGCGGCCGGCGTGCTTGGCGATGAGCGTTCCGTCGGGGCGGAGCCGGTCGATGTTCGGGGTGCCCCGCTTGACGATTGCGGTGCCGCAGTCCGCGCATGCGCGGACCTCCGGGACGCGGTCGCGGAGTCGGCGCCATTGGCGGCCGGCGACGACGCCGTCGACGCGGGCGCCGCGGGTTTCGCAGTCGAGCAGGTACCGCTTGCATGCGTCGATCGCCGGGCAGGCGCGGCACGTGAGGACGGCGAGTCGTTGGCGTGCCGCTGCGGTGTCGCTGGGTTCGCCCTCGCGGCGGCTGTCGAACAGGCGCGGGTTTCGCGCGCATGGGGTCGTGTCGTCGTGGTTCATCGGTTGACCTCCAGGCGGGCGCGGGCGTCGGCGATGATCGCGTCGACGTTGAGGCCGAGTTCGCGGCCGCGGCGCGCTCGCTCCTCGAGGAGGTCGGTGAGGCCGTTGGCGACGGCGAAGGATATGTGGTTTCGCACCAGCCCCTGGGCGGCGCACATCGTGCCGTAGATCGGGTGCTCTCCGACCGGGTAGCCGTATAGGCGGCCGTCCCGGTCGATTCCGTGTGTGAGCTCGAAGATGTACTGGTTGATCTCGGTCGCCCCGCAGATGGGGCAGGTGTGCGGTTGGCGCCGACGTTCGGCGTCGCGGCGGGCGGCTTCCTCGGCTTCCCGCTCTGCGACGGCGGCGGGGTCTTCGAACAGCTCCAGCTGGTCAAGCATCGTCGACCTCCTGGTGGATGGTCACCGGGTGGGTGAGGTCTACGCGGGCGAGGTCTCGGGTGTCGATTTCGATGTTCAGGACGGTGGTGTAGACGCGCCGGTATGCGCCGGCGCGGCCACGCTCAGTGATGGCGCGGGTCTCGGAGCCGACGATCACGCCGGTGATCGTCTGGGCATCTGGGTCTCGGCTCATTGGGCCTCTCCGTCCCAGGTGAATCGCGGAGCCATCCGGACAGTGCCTACGGCGGACTCCCACAGGCCGTCAGCGCGGCGGCGCCAGACGAAGCCGTAAACATCGATGCGGGTCTCAGGCGCGTACTTGGTCATCGCTTCCACAAACCGTCCTCGATGAAGCTGCTCAACCCGTCGGCCATCGCCTTCCAATCGACGCGGCCGGGCCGCGCCTCGAACGCCTCAGTCGCCAGCACTTGCGCGAGCTTGACCGCCGCCTCGGGCGTCAGCGCGAGGGTCTGGTCGCCGACGGTCATGCGGACCTTGGTGCCGTTGGCTTTGATCCGGATCTTCATCGCTCGATCACTCCCCACTCGGCGAGACGCAGCTGCTCGGCCTCGTCGAGGGCGGAGCGGAGGTCGTCCGCGGAAACGCCCGGCTTTAGAGCGTCAAGAGGCTTGGCGATGGCGGTGCCGCGGACGTCGGTGGCCATGCGCAGCTGGATCAGGCCCATCCCGGACACGCGGCCGGCAGCATGGGCGCGAGCAACGACGGCGGCAAGCGAGGGGACGTCGCGATACCCGATGCCCGCCAGCTGCTTGAGCACCGATACTGCGTCCTCGGGCTCCACGCCGGCGGTGACGAGCATCGCCCACGGCGTCACGGTGAGATTCGTGCCCATCACTGATCACCGTCCTCGACTGGGATGGACGGGGACACCAGACGCCGGACGATTTGCACGACGTCGGCGTCCTCCATGACGCGGGTGGCCTCGCGCTGGGCGGCGGCGATGGTGTCGTGCCACGTCCACGGCTCCCACAGGGGCCGGCCCTGCTCGCCGTAGGCCACGCCGTACTCCGCGCGCATCTGCGCCTGGTCCTCGAGCACGGTGCGCAGCAGGTCGTGGGCCTCGTCGTTGCTCATGCCCTGCCATTGGTCCATGCGGGCCAGGGCGTCATCGGCTTCCTGCGGGGTCACGACAGGCCCCCGATCGGCTTGGCACTCACGACCCGCAGGGCTGGGCTCGATTCCTGGCCATGGCTCTCGACGTCGCCGGTGGCTCCGTCGACGATCGGGCCCGGCGGCGTGCCGTCCCCGTCGTCCTCGCCGTCGTTTTCGTCGGCGTCGTCGCGGCGGCACACCCACACGGCGGCGAAGTCGCCGGCACGCGCGAAGAACCGGCCCCCGATCTCCGTGGCCTCGAGGCGAAGCACCTCGCCCAGCGACGCCGCGGCTTTCATCAGCTCGGAGGCCTGCGTCGGCGTCATCTCCACGGCGGTATCCGCGAAACCAGGGCCGGCTTCATCGCCGTAACCATCGGCGGCGGCCATCGCCGCGTCGTGCATCTCTTCGACCTCCACGGCGACCTCGCGGATCGCCGCGAACACAGCGCCCTCCTTCTGCCGCCAGGACAGGGCCGGGCGGCGGGTGCGGTGCGTGCAGATCGGCAGCCCGTAGAGCAGCTCGAGCTCCAGCGCATCAGCCGTGTGCGTCAGAAGTGCCTCGACCGGGTTGTCCTTCGACACCTTGTGACGGCAGATCTTCGCCAACTCGCGGGCCGTGGCCGGGGTGATCTCCACCGCGCCGGCCGAGATCGCATCGGCCTCGGGAACGATGCACGCCGCCATCGTCTGCGGATTGCGGGCGGTGACCACCATCGCGCCGGTGTCGGACACCTCGATGCGCACCGTGTCGAACGTCGCCGATTCATCGCGGGCGTCGGCGATATGCGCCACCGACATCAGGGCGCGGGCCAGCTGCTCGGCCGGGGCCTGCGCCTGGATCCGTGAGATCGCGGACTTTGGCTCTTCAACAGCGCTCATTGTTGCGCCTCCTTCATTTCAATGGCCAGCTGGCCAGGGATTTCGTCGGGTTCGTGCTTCTTCGATTCGATCCAGCGGTGGATACCCGCGCGGCGCCCCGGCGGCAGGGACTCCCACCACCGCCACGCCTCTCGGTCGTCGTCCTCAGCGGTCATTCGCCCCTCCCCCGATGCCGACGGCGCGAGCCGCGCTTGGCCATCTCCAGGCGGATGCGCTCCGCCGGGTCCCGCCGGCGGCGGATGCGCTCGCGGTGCTCCGGCGGCATGCCGACGCCACTGTGCGGGCGGCGGGCGACGCAGGAGACCACGTGCGGGCGGAAGAGCAGCTCGCCGGCGGCGCGCCGCTCCTCGGCGTCATGGCGGCCCAGTACCTCGGCGCGGCCGGCGACCAGACGGACCACGCCCGCCGGATCACACGACGCATCGAGCGCAAGGCGTTTTCCCGTCGTGGTTTCGCGCCACATGATCGGGTCTCCGCATTTGTCGCAGTACGCCTCGTCCGGGCCGCGGGGTGCCATCAGCGCCACCGCCGCGGTACGAGCAGGCCGATGGTCTCGCGGACGGCGATCCACGCACACGCACGAATGCTCGGCCGCCGCGGCGCCTCGGCACGACGGCGAGTCGTCAGGATGGTCACGCGACCACCGCCAGCAGCACCAGCCACGCGATGGCCAGCACGGCGACGATCACACCGGTGACGATGGCCACGACGGTGGCGTCGCCCGTGATGCGGCGGCGCCGGCGATGCCGCGGACGCGGGCGGGGCCCGTAGGTGCGCGGCACCCGGTCGGCGTAGAGCATCCGGGCCGTCGACAACCACGTCGGGGTGACGGGGCCGTCCTCGGCGCGGCGGGACGAACGGTGGGTGGTCATCGTGTGGACTCCGAATCGTGGTCAATGGCGTCAGCCCAAGCGATGAACGCGGCGAGGGCGGCGCGGGTTTTCTGGTCAGGCTGGTCATCAATCCAGGTGCGTAGGTCCGCCAGGGGCACGAAGCGGCCCATGCCCGCCTGCGGGGGGCCCCCGGCGGGGAATCACGAACGCACGCGGCATGACGTCGCAAACGTCGCCGAGGTGAAGGGCGTCGACGCGGCGCGGCTCGGCGGCGGGGTCGACCCACGTCACCATCACCAATCGGCCGCCGGCGGCTGGGTACCGCAGTCGCGCGAGGAGCTGAACCGTCACGGCACGACCTCCTCGATCCGGCGGGCGGTGCACCACAGGGAGCGGGCCGCCCACGTCCAGCCGACGACCCCGACGCCCCAGAGCAGCGGCGTCGCGTTGAGCGTCTCGGACGCGGCCACGGCGGTCTGCACCAGCGCATGGACGGCCATCGCCCCGGCGGAGACGGAAAGCAGCCGGCCGACGAGCGCGATGCGGTCGCGGGCATCCCACACGGCTCGGTACGCGCCGCGGTAGCGATTCGGGAAAAGCGCTTCGGCGAGCTCGTGCTCGGCGTCGAAGTCGACGGAGACCCAGTGCGGAAGATCAGGCATTGTTGGCCGCCTTCCGGGCCAGGCCGACGAACTCGGCAATGCGCTCGAAATCCATGCCGGACCACCACTCGGATGTGCCGTCCGGGCGGACGCCGAGGACGACAGGCGCCTCGCGGAATCCGGCCTCCTCGGCGAAGGCGAGGATGCTGTCGTCGAGCGCCTTCACGGTGACCGGAACGTCGTGCCGGGTGAGCATGGCCTGGGTGCGGCGGCACTGCGGACAGTTCGGCGCCGTCCACATCACGACGGACATCGGCTCGGCCGTCGGCGGGCGAATGCCTCGCAGGTCTTGACGGAGTCCCATCAGGCCACCTGCCTCGGGTCGACGGGGAAACCCTCAACCATGACGCGGTCGACCTCGGCGGCCAGGATCTTCCAGTGCTCGCGGGACCCCGGTCGCTTCGGCATCGTGCGGAGCCGGCCGCACTGGCACCAGCGGTAGACGCGCTGGACGTCGATGTCGAAAATCGACGCGAATTCGGCGACGGAGATGGTCCGGCGGCCGGTGACGGGCTGGGTGACGTGATCGGGCATCGTCAACACCCCTCGGGGATTGGATCGAGATCGGGTAGAATGCATGTCAGTTCCTTTCGAACTGGACGGTCCGCGATACCTGTTGCAGCAGGTGCGGGCCGTTTTTTCTTATGGGTGGATGGGTGGTGCGCAGCCCTGCCGGCCTGAGGAGAGCGCCGGAAACGCGCAGGCCATGGGGCGGGCTTTACGGCGAAGAACAAGAAAGACCGCGTTGACGCACCGGCTAGATGGGGCCCGGGTGCGCATCGGTGGCCCCTGGGTGGGACCGGCAGCCGACGCCGCGGGGGAAGCAACCCCCGGGTCCCGGTGCCCGCCGGGGACTCGAACCCCGATGCCAGCCAGTCGGGCCGCGCCACCGCCGAAGCGGGGCGTCTTCACGTCATGACCTGCCGGTATGCTGGGAACATGGCGAATCCAGCAGAACTCCTCCACTCGCAACTCACGCAATGGCGTGGGTCTGGGCAGGTATCCCCGAAAACCGTGCGAAACGTACCGACCGCCGTTGGATGGGAAAACCACCGACGAGCGGTGATCCTCCTCAAAGACATCGAGGACTTGCTGACGATCGCCGAAAAGAACAACGGCCTGAACATGAGCCACGCCAGGCGCCATTTCGACCGTTGGACGCAGATGGTCTTCGCATTCCCGAATGGCTGGACCGGGACCGGCGCCCACAGCATCGACGAGGCTTCGCTCGAACAGCTCGAGGCCACCGCGACTACGCTCCAGGCAGTGGTTCCGACGTTCATCGACGATGGAGCCGAAGGGTTCGCAGGTTTCCTCGACGTCGTCCGCAACCGGGTGGATGAACTTTGCGAAGAGGAGGAATTCCTCCGCATTCACGCGCACCGCGTGCTTAACCACCTGCGCGGACTCCTGGAGGAAAGGGAGTACTTTGGCGAGTTCCGTATAACCAACGCGATCGACGACCTCTTGTTCATCGTCGAGCAGCTCAAGAAGCAGGCCCCGAAGGATCCCTTCCTTCAACGAGCGACGACGACGGTCTGGGGCTTCTTCAAGAAGAACGTCGCCCTCGCGTTCATCGCATCGGTTCCGCTGGCGGCGCTTCCCTCCGGCGACGAAGTCCTGGAACTCGTCTCCTCCCAGGTCCGCGAAATCACCTCTGGCTCCGATGATTCCGTTGCGACCGACGAGGCCGGCAACAAAGCTGGCGCCGAGGGCAAAGACTGACTTAGCCATCGCCCCGCCCTCCCCTGCTGGCGAGGTCGAGCAGCTCGTCCATTGCCTCGTCGATGACGCGGCCTGACGGCCGGCCCGACAGGACCTGTTCGCGGATCCGGACGAGCACGCGGTAGGCGGTGAAATACTCCAGGAGCGGAAGCCCCTCGGGTGCGTAGCGGCGGTCTCCCATCACGCGGCTCCCGCTTCCCGCTTGTCGACGCCAGGCAGCGGAGGATCGATTCGCTCGAATCCGAGCTTCTTGCGGATGAAGTTGATTCCCGACGGCTGCACGTACGTCGTGTACGAGCAGCCAACGTCGCCGTTCTTCTTCTCGAACTCGTGCGGGATAACCTCGAAGTGGTGCATGTACTTCTGGTATGGCGTGTTGCGCTTGCTGCCGGACGCAATGAACACGCCCCGGTTGCGCAACTCGCGGAACAGCCGGTTCTGGCCGATTCCGAGCATCTTTCCGACGTTGCCCACCGAGTACTTGCCGGTGGCGTCGAGGAAGGAGTCGTATGCCTCGGCTTTCGGCTCGAGCTCCTTGTTCTTCGCCTCGAGCTGGAGCCGCTCGGTCTCGGCGTTCATCGCAATCTGGATAAGCTCCATCCGCGTGATCGACGCGCCGTCGATGGGCGGCGCGGCGAGGCGCTTCTCCATCTCGGTGAACGCGCGGATGAGGGCCTTCTTGAATTCGATGACGACGGCGTTGTTGCGGAACAACGTCATCGCGAACATCGCGTGCTCGCGGTTGAGGACGGCGACTTCTCGGCTCTGCGTTCCTCCCGCCGTTTCGAAGGGTCGGATTTCAAATCCGACCCTTCCGAAGTCCTCGAAGTCGGTGAGGTTGGTGCGGATCAGCTTGATCACGCTGGCGTGCTGCAGCCCGGTCCCAGCCGCGATTACCTCGCTGGTCGTAGTCGGGATGCCGTTGGCGTTGGCCTGGACGAGGTCGTTCATCACGCGGCCCCCGCTTCCTGCTTGTCGACGCCCGGCGCGGCGAGGTCTTCGTCGGCCCACATGATTGCGATGGGCGGGACTCCGAGTGCGGCGGCGACGGCGCGGAGGTGCTTCCGGTTGAGGTTGCGGCGGCCGGCTTCGATGTTGGCGAGGGTGGGGCGGGCCATTCCGACGCGGGTGGCGAGTTGGTCGATGGTGGCGCCGGTGTATTCGCGGAGGGCCTTGATCGTCGCGCCCACCCGCTGACGCTCCAAGGCATCACGGTCAATGTCGCTCATGTTTCTTTTCCTTCCGGTCTTGCTAGCAGGCTAGCGCGACCGCCTGAAACATGTCAACACTCTTGCCTGAAACACTTCAGGAAACTTGCGAAAGTGCTGGTCGCAATGGAACGACAAGGGCGTGATTTCACGTCCGTGTTTCATGCAACCTGCGCGTTTCTTTCGCCGTTACCCTTCTGGTGTTTCACTGTGTTTCTTGCAACACTGAAGGCATGGCAGATCTGAAGGCACTGGGACGGGTAGTCGCAGCCCGGCGCGCTGCGCTCGAAATGACGCAAACCGACGTCGCCATCAAGGCGAGCGTGTCTGCCCGGTCGATCCACAACTTGGAAAGTGGTGCCACATGGCCGCAGGTAGCCAACCGCGAGAGGATCGAGCATGCTCTCGGCTGGGCGCCCGGCTCCCTAGAGGCAATCCGCGAAGGCGGCGAGCCGGTCGAGTTGGCCGGAGACGAACCGTCGCAAAGCACAGGAATCCCCTTCAGGGATCTCCCCCGCCCTGCCGCGGGGAGCGAGAACGTCATCACTGACGCCGCTCTCGTCGAATCCCTTCGAACGATCCAGCGGCACGCCCAAGGCCTCTCCCCCGACATCGCTGCCGTGCTCGCGCACACCGTCGCTCAAGCGGACCTCGAGTCCCTACCGCACCGCATCGAGAAACTGACCTTCCAGGAGCTGACCATCGTCAGCGAAATGGTCGACTCTTTGCTCCGTGCCCGAGGCATCGAACGCCCTGCCCCCAAACCCATGTCCATGTACACCGGCGACGCGAAGCAAGTTGAGCTTCGATCCGACGGAACCGTCGTCTTCGGTCCCGACGAGGACTCCGGAGAACCCGGCGAGCAGCCTGATGATCTCGCCGCCCGGCGCGATTCGAGCAGCCAGGGGCGCGGTGCCGGCAAGCGGACCGACGAAATGACCGACGAAGAGCTGGCGGACCTGGCCCGCACCGATGAAACGTGGGCCGGGTACGTGGATACGCGGCGCGAGACGGCGGACGAGGAGATCTGATGTCTCGCTCCGGTCCAGCGCCGATGAAGGCGCATTCCCCCGCTGAATCAACGCTCGAGGGGGCAAGTGGTTCGCCCGGTTCGGCGAGTGCGTTGCCCGGGCTTGAGGGCTATCCGCCCGCGCTTCCCGAGTCAGCTTCCCCATGGTCGGCAACGATGGCCGATCTCCGGCACGTTTTCGTTGATCAGGGGCCGGAGGGCCAGCGGGGCGCGAGGGATCTCCGACTCCGGGCGCTCGAGCTCCACGCGGAGGTCGTGGGGAACCTCTTCCGCGGAAGCCCGGTCCGGATGTGGGTGAACGGCGGATTCTTGACGCACAAAGACTGGCGGGCGCCCAGCGACATTGACGTCGTGTACTTCGCCCGCCCGGAGTGCCTTGAACGGGCCTTTTCCGGCCGCGCCGTGTCTCTGTGGACGCTGGCCAGCGTCAACGGGTCCATCGGGAGCGGCAATGCAGCCCCGGAATTCAACGACGTGGACATCAGACCCGGGTTCGGGCTCGTCGACGCATACATTGCCGCCGACACCCCGCCCATGCGGAAATACTGGTCCCGCCAGTGGAGTACCGTCAAAGGCCCCGACGGCAACATCATCGACGGCCGCAGAAAAGGATTCGTGGAGGTGACGATCAATGACTGAGCCCAGCACCCACGACATCGAGATGGGCGATCTGCTCGCCGACGTCATCGCCGATGCCCGCACCCGCCCCGCAACGGCCGACTTCGAACTCGGCCAGGTCTACGGCGGCATCGTCGCCGGCAACGAATACCTCGAGCGAATCTGGTCCCGCGAGACCGGCCCCGAGCAAGCCCGACTCGACCTTCACCTGACCGGAGAAGGAGTCACGGGGCACACGACGTCGGCAAAGCACCTCGGTGCTTTCGCCCGGGCGATTTCCCGCGCCGTGAAGCACGTAGCGAAGGACGCACTGGGGATCGGCAAATACTCCGAGAACCTGCTGATCGAAGGCATGCAACCCGGATCCGTCCGCGTCGTCTTCCGCGTGCCCGACCAGCCCATCCCCGCCAACGAATCACCCTTGGCGGGAACCCAGGCCAGCAGTCAAGATTCCGAGGCACTGCGCACCACCGCGATGATTCTCGCGGCTGCCGTCGAATCGGAAGCCCTCGACGACGACGTACTGTCCGCCCTCATCGCCGATCTCCCACCCGAGGCACGAGTGGCCATCAAGTCCGCGGCCACAACGGCAAAAGCAAGTGCATGGCTCATCGATGGCCGCCTCGAGCAACGTGGCCACGACCCTGAGCGTGTCTCCCTCAACCCAATGGCAGCCCAGAAGCTCATCTCCGCCGTGGAGAACAACCCCACCGCCGAGCGAAAGGAGACGCTCGTCGGCACCCTCGATGGATTCAGCCGAGCCACCGGCCGAGCCCAAATCGCCACGACCACGGGCCTCGTCTACGTCGCCGTCCCCGACCCCGAACTCATGGAGAAGGTCGCCGACCTCGCAGCAGAACGCGACACCCCCATCAAAGCCACCATCACCGTCTTCGAAACCATCGCCGAAGGACGAAGCGAAGCCATCCGCGTAAGCCGACGCCTCGACGACATCGCGCGCCGCGGCCCGGACCCCAGCCAAGCCACCATCGACGATGAAATCGCCCAGGTCTACGACGACAATCAGGCCATCTGAGAAACCACACCGCAAACAAAATGACCGGCCCCGCCGCTCACCTGGACAGTGACGCGCGGCAGGGCCGGGGATACGGCGCCGCCGCGTGGGCGGCCCGCTGACGCGAAGGATACGGCATGGCGTCCATCACCCCGTACCAGACGAAAGCCGGCCGCCGCTGGCAGGTGCAGTACACCAAGCCCGACGGCACCAGAAGCAAAAAACGCGGCTTCACCACCAAAGCCGCAGCCACCGCCTGGGAACAGGACCAGGGCCACGCCCGGCGCGCCGGCGCGTGGGTCGATCCGTCGCGGGAGAGGACCACGGTCGGGGAGATCGGGGGCCGGTGGCTGGCGGCGCAGACGCACCTGAAGCCGTCGTGGGCGCGGACGGTGGAGTCGAATGGGCGGCTGCACGTCGAGCCGCGGTGGGGCGGGCGGCCGGTCGGGGCCATCCGGCGGTCGGAGGTGCAGGAGTGGGTGTCGACGATCGGGCTGTCGGGGTCGAAGGTGCGGCAGATCCACCAGGTGCTGGCCCAGGTGCTGGACATGGCGATCGCCGATGGGTGCCTGGCGGTGAATCCGGCGCGCGGCGTGACGCTGCCGCGCAAGGGCAAGGCCGTGAAGGTGTACCTGCCGATGGCGCGGGTGCGGGCGCTGGCGGAGGCGTGCACGAAGCACTCGGAGATCCTGTGGCTGCTGGCGACGACGGGGATGCGGTGGGCGGAGTTGGCCGGCCTGCAGCCGCGGGACTTCGATTTGCCGCGGCGGCGCATCCATCTGCGGCGCGCGGCGGTCACCGTGGGTGGCGCGGTGGAGGTCGGCACGCTCAAAGGGCACGAGAACCGGGTGATCGCGGTGCCGCGGTTCGTGTGCAACATGGTCGCCCCGCTGCTGGAGGGCACGGCAGACGACGCGTGGGGGTGGCAGCGTGCCGGCGGCGGGCCGATGCTGCTGCCGACGAGCGAGTCCTGGTTCCACGGCGCCCTAGCGCGGGCACGCGCGGCCGACCCCGGATTCCCCGAGGTGACCATCCACGGTCTGCGGCACGTCGCCGCCGGGCTGCTGGTGTCGTCGGGGGCGAGCGTGAAAGTCGTGCAGCGGCAGCTCGGGCACGCCTCGGCGGCGATGACGCTGGACACCTACGCGGACCTGTGGGACGGCGACCTCGATGTCGTCGCCGACGCGATGGAGGACCTCCACATGAGCATAGGCGCGATCAAAAGTGAGCCAAAAGTGAGCCACGGGCGCGATACCGCTTAGCATACATGCTGGTCAGGATCGTTTTTGGTGCCGTTCATGCGGGGGTTCGAGTCCCACCGGGGGCACAACGGGAGCACCCCCGCTGACCTACTTCAAGGCAGGTCAGCGGGGGTTTTCTCGTTCTCGGACGGCGACTGGGGCCGAATCGTTCAGGGATTGGGGGGTCAGGACGCAATCGGGGACTCACGCAGGCACAGGCCGGGGAGGATGCACTCGCGGAGCTCGCAGCGCGCGCCGGGTTCAACTGGGCGACGAAGCAGTACCGGTGAAAATTCGACCCAGCGCAGATGGCAGCCGCGAAGAGAAAGCTCAAAGGAGTGCTGGTGCGTCTCGTTGCGCAGCCGGCGCACGAGACGAAAACCCGAGCGATCTTGAAGGCGGGAACGGGATTCCCCCGCATTCCTGAACACGGAGGCATGCACGTCCCGTCTGATGCTCGCGTCCGGGGGGGGCGGCGTACTCACATGAGTCGGTTATGGGCCTGGCGAGGTTCCACGACAACTGCCGGTGTGCAGGCATCGAAGTCAAGGACGATTCGCAGTTGCCGCGAATTAACCGCGAGCTAGCCGAGGCGTGGAGGGCATCGGGAAACGAGACGGCATTCAAGAAGGAGCTGCAAGCGCGGTGGATCGGAGCTTGGCCTCGCCGCATTACGAACCCCGGTGTCAAGGTCCCGAAGCACGAGGCAATTACGCACGAGTCACTTGCTCAAGCAGGGCGGAAGCTCGAAAACCAGGCGCCATCGAATATCGAAGGCTCGAAAACACCGGACATTTACCTTGACGGCGTCCTTACCGAGGTAAAAGCTCCGGAGGGAAACAGCAAGGGAACGGTCGTCCAGCTGATCTTCGAGGGGCGAAAACAAGCTATTCACAACGTAATTGACCTCCATCGCGCGGATATGACGAACGAAGAGGCGCTGCGGCAAAATGACTACGTAATGCGTCGCTTCCCCGAGTTAGACTCGGTGTTGCTAGTCACCCACGAAGGCAAGTTCGTCGAAAGGAGAAGGTATGACTGAGAGTTTCAGCATTACATCCGATGCGCGCCTCGCTGACGTCATGGCAATCCTTGAAGGCTCCGAACTTGTGCGAACCATCCGATGGGATGAAAATTTCAAGGCTTACCGAATCGGAACGGCTGGTGGTGGATACGTCACCGTGGCCGAGGACCTCAAGATTGAGTCCGATGAGAAGGAGGCGTGGCTCGATATCCACGAGCAGGACGATGAAGGCCTTCAGTTCAAGCTATTCGACCTCTTGCGAAATGAACTTCGAGTTCGCGTCACTAGAGGGTCACGCGATGGTGAGAAGTCCGATCCAGGCGAAACCGCAAACGTAGGTGCAGAAGACTGAGTTTCGCTCAACTTTCCGCCCTGCTGCCACACCATGGGGCGCGCCGGGCTTGGTCATGAAAGGTCCCGCCCATGGTGGGCAACCGGTTTCGAAAACCGGGATGGGATGACACCGCGTCGGGGTTCGATTCCAACCGAATCCGGTCAGTACGAGGCCATGGAGGTTTCGGCCCCAGAGCCGATCGAGCCCGAGCACACCGCCCGGAAGCACACGACGAAGCGGGAACAGGCTTGACCTGGCTGTTCAGGTCGTCGACGAAGATTTGACAACGGGTTGATCTCAAGATAATTAGCGTCTATCCGCTTCGAGACGACGATGTCCGAGAAGTCGATGCCGAGGGAGAGATCAAGGAGGTGAGGTTCAATGATGGATCTCGTTGAGACGTGCCGCCGAGTTGAAGCGGAGGCGCACCCCCACGTGAAGTACGACCGGTTGAACGGCGCAAGCGGCGACCTCACCGAAGAGGTCTTCCTCAACGATCTCGTCGATGCCGGAGCTTACGTGCCAGAGCCCCTCAAGCGGGCGTTCCTCATGATCTGGGCTGATGAACCCGTGTTCTTCAATGCAACTCCTGGGGTCGACGAAGAAGGAATAACCCACAGTCTCGTCGTCGAGTTTGCCGCCATCGAGCCGGTGATCGACCTCGGCCCAAACTGGGCGTAACCAGGAAC